CGCTATTGCCTGCATTAGTAGCTGATGTCGCTGCACCACTCGCAGAACCAGCAGATGCTGTAGCTGAACTAGCTGCGTTAGTGGCGGAAGTAGATGCACCAGAGGCTGACGTAGCAGCATTGCTTTCGGAGGTTGAGGCATTGCTGGCGCTAGTGGAAGCCTCTGATGCTTTAGTCGTAGCAGTGGAAGCACTCGTAGACGCACTGGTTGCGCTTGTAGAGGCTTCTGACGCTTTAGTAGTAGCTGTGGTAGCACTAGCAGCGGAAGCCGTCTCAGAGGCACTAGAGGCTGTCTCAGAGGCACTGGCTGCTGTAGCACTTGAAGCAGCACCTGTGGCGCTAGTGGCTGCGTTAGTGGCTGATGTTGCTGCGGCAGTCGCTGAGTTAGCCGCTGCTGTTGCGTAGGCTGCAACACCTGTAGCACTGTTAGCTGCATTGGTAGCAGAGGTGCTTGCTTCAGACGCTTTAGTTGTAGCCGTAGTTGCAGAGTTAGCTGCCTCTACAGCACTAGCGGCTGCATCACTTGCTTTCGTAGTAGCTATGTTAGCTTGTTCTGTAACAATGGATATAGTGGCATCCGTATTGGAATCACCAGCACCACCGTCACCTCTAAATATAGCCATTGTAGCTCCTACGAAAACAAAAGAAAGGGGAGTAAAAGGAAAGGGGGACTCCGTAGAATCCCCCAGTTTAGCTTAAAGTACAGCTAGGGTGAAGCCTGCTTCTGGACGCATAACCTGAACGCCATACAGAGTATCAGCAGTGTACAAAGTACCAAGGAACTCCTGCTTGTACTGAGTCTGTGAACGTACAGCTTGCTGCTCTGCAAGAACGTTAGTGTCCTTGTGGATCAACTGTGCGCCACGAACGCCTGACTCAAGAGTAGGTACGTTAGTAGATACAAATACGTCAACACCGTACAGGTTACCAATCTTGCCAGTCTCTACGCCTTTGCCATTAACAAAGTCAGTAGAAGTGTAGCGATCAATACCCATGATAGCGTTACGCAGTGAAGGAGGAACGATGAAGCTACGGTTGTCCATAGGAACGTCTGCATCGTCTTGCTTCTGAATCAGCGCACGGAACGCAGCGTCAGAGAAAGCGCCAATGTCAGCAGTACCGTCAGCGTCATAGGCTTCCAAAGCACCAGAGGTAGTGTTAATCTGGAAAGAACCAGTGTTAACAAAGCTAGAACCATCGCCGTTACCGAAAGACTTAGCCAGAGTAAACAGATCGTTGTCAACCTGCTTAGCCAGACCGTAGCCTGCATCGCCAGTGTAGAACTGACGCAGTGAAGCGAGAGCCTGTACTTCGGTGATGTCTTCAATCAGACGAGAGAATTCAAAGTGCTTGTTGATGTTAATCAGAACTTCTGACTCAACAGAGTTCTGGATAGTTACGGCAGTCTCTGCAACTTTAGCGTTAGCTGAACCACGGGTAGGCTTAGGGACGTGGATGGTGTCGCCTTTCTTACCAGTCATGCTCATTTTTTTAACGAGGTTAGCCATTACAAGATTGCTCTTGTATGCTGCAATTACTTCGTCACTCCAGATTTCTGGGATAAAAGTAGCTGCGCTAGTGTTGTCTACTGCTCCGCCCATATTGGGATATACTGATGTAGCCATGATAATACTTCCTATAAAGAGTTAGTTACGTACTCTCCCTTCCGCATAGGCTTGCATGATCTCGTCAGACAAGGATAAATAACGGTCAGGATCGTTCTGCATTAGTTTAATAATGTCTGAGCGTCTATAGACCTTGCGAGATGCTGCTTCTCCACTTCCTTTTGCACCGCCTGTTGAGGCAGTCTTAACAGCTTCTTTCCTGCTCGCTTTCTCTTGTGTAACAGTTTGGCTAACAGCTTGTTGACGTTCCTTCCAGTTAGTGAAAAGTTCATCAGCAGCTTCATAGTCATACTGCGTATCCGCTTGTGCAAAGAGCTGAGTACGAATCTTTGATCCTTTAATCCAATCAACAAACTTACTATCCTGTAGAATCTCTTGCATGTCGGGATGACGTTTCTGCAATTGACCCTGCGCTGTTGCTTGTTTGTACTGCTGAGTTTGTGCTTCAGCAGCTTTGATTGAAGGATGATTCTTAATCGCTCTCTCGACAGCCTTGTCGGGATCAGAGAAAAAGTCTATGTCTTCTTCAGGTTCTTGGGTTGCTTGTGGTGTTGTGTCGAGTTGTGTCTGTATGTAGTTGTCAACAACGGATCGCAACTCCCCTACTTCTCCGCTTTGCTTTCCTAGTAGCTTCTCAGCTTCTTGGTGCATCCTTACAATTTCAGCGGTTGACTTTCCTTTGTACTTGTCAGGGATGTCATCTTCTTGTGGAGTTTCCTGCTCTACAGGCTCCTCAGTTATCTGACTTACTTCTTCTTGTTCGTTGTCTACGTCTTCAGGTGGACGCTCGTCTATTAGTGTTGCCATTATTAAACTCCGTGAGTAATCTCATTATGGAGGTGTATTATGCAGGGCTTCTTTGTTAAGAGTTGGCCTTGCGTTCTTGTTGCAGCTTCTGCGCCCTGTTCTTTTCCCATTGTCTGGTAGCACCCATAAAATCACCAGAGATAGGGTCAAGTTTACTTCGCACAGCACTTACAATTCTTGTTGCTATCTTGTCACAATCTAAGCAGGGGATGTGGGTACACTCTGAATCTGTGTAGCGTTCATTCGTGTGACCATGCTCGCAGCGAAACTCGTAGATAGCCCTCATTAGGCTACTACTTCTACTTCTTCTGCTTCTTCCTCTGCTTCTTCTGTAGCCTGTGCTTCGGCTGCTTCAATCTGTGCTTCAAGATTAAGTAGGCTGGCTATGACAGCAAGTTGTCCTTTGCGGAAGCGCAGGTCATCGTTGTCTTTGGTTAGCTCTACTGAGTTGATTACCGTTGCATTGTTCTGTAAGTCTTCCTGTAGCTGTTTCCAGCCATCAGAGGCAAACATTCTGTACATGTTACGGTAATATAGTTCAAGTTCTTTGCTGATCATACTGTTTCTCCGTTAAGGACAGTTGAGTTAATAGTAGTGTACCCTGTTATTATAACATAAAAGCATAAGAAAGTCAAGCTTTATTTCTTCTTTTTACTTGACTTCTCTGCTGGTTTGTTGTATATAGCGTCCCAGTTGCTAGCAAACTTAGCAGAGTCCGTCTTACGCTGACTGCTTCCCTTGCCTCCGTGTGTCTGACCCTTCACTTCTTTACTGGCTTCTTCTTAGGAGCCGTCTTCTTCTTAGGTGGTCTACCGACCTTTGTTCCGTATGTACCTTTACCGTATGGCATAGTATTCTCCTGTTATGTTTCATATAATGTACAATGTACATTTAAGTGTACGTTTGTTGCACTTTTATGTACCTATAAGTGTACTACCACTTAGATTTATCAGCCCAATAAGCTGCTGACATTTTACCTTTTGCTATGTTCTTACCGTGTCGTGCTTTGAAGCTGGCTCTCTTGGCTTTCATACGAGCAGATTCACCCGCCTTGGGTTTTCCTGCTGTGCTTGCCCCCTGTTCTCCATACCTAATCGTCTTGATTTTGTCACCTTCCTTCGCCACAACAACATGGCTTTTCTTTGGATGGTTGGGGGTACGCTTCGGCTTATTGTATCCACTGACTCCAGCCCTAGCTAGTCTTGGGTCTTTTTTTACTGGCATTCTTAGCTCCTGTATTATCAGCTAGTTGTTTCTTTAGCTGTACAATTTCATTGTTTAGTTGCTCAAACTTTACATTTATCTGAGCTACTACGTTCTCTAAATCCCTTGTGCTAACCATTACTGTAGTCCTTGTGTCGGCATTTGCTGTGACATAGCTGGCTCTTGTGGTGCTGGAGTTGCTTCTACATTGCCTTCCTTAACCGCTACTTCTCGCTCCTTCAACAACTGCTTAGAGATTTCAAGACGCTTCTGGAACTCTTTGTCATCTGCATCTCCAGCTTTAAGGTTTGTAGTAACAGCCTTGATACGATCAATCTCAAGCTCCTGTGGTATAGCCTGTGCCTCCACTGTAATCTTCTGCGCCCTAGCAGCAGACTCTTGTGCTTGTCCATTAAGTGCAGCAGTCTGTGACTGTTGGAACTGTACTTGAGCTTGCTGTGCTGCCTGTGCTGCTTGCTGTGCTTCTGGGTTAGGCTGGTTAGCTTGCTCTAGTGTAGCAATCAACTCTTCACGGTTAGACAGGTTCATGTTGTCAATGATGGACATAACCAGCTTAGGATACATAGGCGTATCTGGTGACATGGTCTGTAGCAATTGAACAAGCTGTGTAACCTCATACTCACGAGCGATAATGCCTAGTGAGCTAGTAGTGTGGAACTTGTAGTCAGCTACTGGGTATAGCTCAGGCTCAAACTGCATGTAGCGGTAAGCAGCCTTCTGTACGAAAGGAATAAGGAAAGAGTCTTGGAAGTTGATCAAGGTACGCTTGTGACGCTTGATGATAGCGCCTAGTGACATAGAGACACCAGCAGCAGTGGCTTCACCATTGATAGAACCAGCAATACCTGCTGAGTCAATAGCACCTGTGGCTGTCTGTACCATAGTCTGTAGCGACTGAGCCT